TCTTGATGGTCGTGGCATCAGGATTCGATTACCGCAGGACCCGGGCCAGGCTGGCAAGAGTCAAGCCATGCACATGCTTCGGTTGCTTCATGGGAGTGCTGTGACAGTCCTACCGGTGACAGGCTCGAAGGATGTCAGGGCTGAACCGTTCGCGTCGCAGGTCGCTGGTGGCAACGTGTACATGGTCGCGGCTGACTGGAACCGTACACTGTTGGATGAGATGCGAACCTTTCCCCTGGGGAAGAACGACGACATCGTCGACGCTTTGACTGACGCCTACGACGAGCTCGTGGGCCGTGGCGGTGGGTGGGGTGCAGTATAACGCATGATAAGGACACAATAGTCACATGGGACTTTTTGATCGCTTCATAGGCAAAGCAACCGCCTCACCGTCTGCGCTGCTTCCGCCGCCGCTGATTCAGCGACAGACATCCTATTTCACTGGCACTGGTAACGGCGACTTTTGGTCCCTGCTGACACGCAACCTCCCGGGTTCGAGTTTCAACTGGAGGAACCAGGCTGGCGACCTGATGCTGAACTCCATCGTCGCTATCGGCATGGACTGGTACATCCGCAACTGGAGCCAGGGTGTTCCTGTAGTCAGACGACCGATGCCTGATGGACAGGTCGAGACAGTCGCTGATCACCCGATCTTGCAGCTGCTCGCGCAGCCAACACCGAACGTGCCGCCATCGCTCGTATGGTCGTGGATTCTCCCAGACTATCAGCTGCTCGGAAACGCCTATTTCCGCAAGGTGCGCGTGTCTGGTCGTGTCGTTGGTCTGCAATACTTGGCGGCTGACATGATGCGTCCAGTGGGAAACAAAATCAATCCACTGGTCAAATACCAGTACACGGTCGATGGCACGTCGTACGACATCGCGCTCGAGGACCTCATTCACATCCGCTATGGTCGAGATCCGCAGGACTCTCGCTTCGGACGCTCTCCTGTCACTTCTGTCCTTCGTGAGATCGCCACCGACAACGTGGCCGCATCAGCTGCATTCGGCATGGTCCGGAATGGCGGCATGCCAAGCATCATGGTCGGACCAGACTACAAGGGTGGCGTGGAAGACCTCAGCGAAGACGATGCACGTCAGACGAAGCGGAAACTACAGCAGGACTTCACGGGCGACAATGCCGGCAGTGTGTTGGTGATGACTGGTCCATTCAAGGTCGAACAGGTCAGCCACAAACCGAGTGAGATGGCGTTCGATGAGATCAGGAGAAAACCGGAGGAGCGCGTGTGTGCAGCTCTCGGACTCAATCCTTTGGTCTTACAGCTCGGCAGTGGCCTCGAGCGCGCAACATACAGCAACCTCGAGCAAGCAACACGATCGGCGTGGACTGATGGAATGATTCCGCTGATGCGTCAGATGTCCGAAGCGCTGACCATTGCACTGCTCCCAGACTACGAAGAAACGCAGCCTGGAGATTACCTCGAGTTCGATGTGGCGAATGTTCCATCACTCCAGGCTGACCTCAACGAGGACGCTGAGAGAGCTGAGAAATTGTATAAGAGTGGCATCATCGATCTGGCTACAGCAAAGCGTGTCGCTGGTGTGACGCCTTCGGATGATGACCTCGGTTATTACCATCCGACAGCGGTCCCTGTCCAGATCGGCGCACAGGAACTCCTGGTGCCTGATGCTGCGCCTGTCTCGACAGCTCGTACTGCCGATGAAACTGCGAAGCTGGTCGGCGCTGCCGGTGCTTTGATTCGTGCTGGTTTTGAACCAGAAGCGGCACTCCAGGCTGTCGGTCTCAACAGCATCCAGCACCTTGGTCTGCTACCTGTCACGGTGCGACAGGAAGAGACGAAGGCATTCGACGATGCATCTGAGCCAGGGCTAAAGTTCATCCCGTCGAAGGACATGAAGGAAGAAGCACAGCGCGCCATCGAGTGGCGTGATGCTGGTCGTGATGGCGGGACCGCTGTGGCATGGGCCAGAGCGAATCAAATCATCAATGGCGAGAAACTCAGTGAGTCGACTGTCCTTCGGATGTACTCATTCTTTCGACGTCACGAAGTAGACAAACAGGCTGAAGGATTCCGACCAGGTGAGGATGGCTATCCGTCCGCTGGTCGTGTGGCATGGGCGGCATGGGGTGGCGATGCTGGATATCGCTGGTCCACAGCTGCGCGCAAAGAGATCCTGAAGCGCATGGCGCCGAAGGAAAACGGAAAGTCGTACCATCCATACTACGGATACGAGTTGACCGACACCGATGCCTGACATCTATCAGGTAAACGAGAGCTACAGGAATAAGCTCCGATATCGTGAGAACGCTGCTCTCTCCGAGATGAGCAGGACGTATGGCGTCCTACAGGCTGACAACCTTCAGCGCCTCGAAGCGGTCACAACCGCCATCGAGGAAGCACAGGCAGCAGGTGAGGACATCAGTGGACTCTCCGAGTACATGCTCCGCCTCGAGGCGCTCAATGTGCAGATGGCCGATGAAGTCGCACGATGGGCGCCACAAGCGACCGACATCGCCACGAACGGACAACGACGCGCCATACAGCTGTCGCTGGACATACAGGAGGATCTCGTGCGAGCAGTCGCGGGTGTTCCGCAAAGCGTGTCCCTCACTGCGGATCTCATGTGGAACCGCCTCCCTGTCGAAGCGATAACCAACGTCGTCGGCTTCGCGGCTGACGGCTCACCGCTCGGCGCGCTGTTCGAGGCCATCGGACCTTTTGCACTCGATCACGTCACGATCGGCATCGCGCAAGGTCTCAATCCTCTTCAGGTGGCACGAAGGATGTCAAGGACGTACGAAACTCTCGCGCCTTCGAGAGCTGCTACCATCGCACGGACAGAGATGATTCGTGCCAACCGCGAAGCACAGCGACAGACCTTCGAGGCGAATCTGTCTATCGTTCGTGGCTGGCGTCGCATCTCAGCGGGTGATGTGAACGTGTGCCCTGTGTGCTGGTCACTGCACGGAGATCCGAATCCTGTTGCAGATGTTGTACCTTCGCATCCAAACTGTAGGTGTACGGTGATTCCAATCACACCGACATACGCTGAACTCGCAGGACTGCCGCCAGGCAGTTTCGATGAACCGGAAGAGATGCCGGACAAAGAGGAGCAGTTTCGTATGCTCAGTGAGGCGGAGCGTCGGCAGGTCTTAGGACCTTCACGGTATCGTTTGTATGAGACAGGCACACCATTGAGTGCATTCGGCAAAGTGGTGCAGGATAATCAGTGGGGACCACAGGCCGTGGTTGTGCCGGTCAAGGAGTTATGATGCAGACTATGGTGTCCTTTGGCGATGCGATCAAGGCAGACGATTCCGGTCGTGTGCGTGGTTACCTAGTGCGCTTCGGCGGCGCTGACCTCGAGGGCGACTACTTCACTGCGTCGACTGACTTCGGTCGACCGATGAAGTCTGGCGAGCGCGTACCAATGAACCTCTACTATCATCACGGCCAGGATAAGACTATAGGGAAGTCACGCATCGGAACCGGCTACATCACCATGGACGACAAGGGTCTTTGGTATGAGAGCCAGGTGGAGATGGCTGACCAGTATCAGAAGATGATTCAGGAACTCGCGAAGTCTGGCAAGCTTGGATATTCCAGCGGCGCCACGGGTCACATGGTCGAGCGCAAGAAGATGGCTGATGGCCGCTACGAGATTACACGATGGCCAATCGGTGAGGCTTCGCTCACACCGACTCCTGCTGAACCGATGAACATGGTCAAGTCGTTGAAGGACATGTATGGCGACATGGAAGGTTATGCTATGGAAGAAGAAGAGATGATGATTCCTGTCGCGCCTGGTGAAGACGTGGCGACCTTCGTCCAGAACGTCTACGGCGACCTTGATAAGGAAATGGTCCATGAAGGACTCGAGGCGCTCTATGACCGTCTCTGTGCAGGTGTTACAGCTGCATATGACAGTGGACTCGGCAGTGGACATGTGGATGCCATCATCGACGCATTCGCAGTTCGTGCCAAGGAACTGAACAGCAAAGTAAAGGATCCGGCAGCGGAAGCACAAAGCCTTAAGGCTATGCTCGAGCGTCCGACATCCATCCGAGAAGTGGAGCGACGTCTGCGGGATGCAGTTCGTCTCTCACGTAGCGAGTCGACAAGATTCGCAAAAACCATCTGGTCCGAGCTTCGAGACGAAGCATCGAGCGAAGATGTCACCATCGTCGAATACTCGAGCGACATCGAGGATGCGAAGTCCGCACTCCTCCGTGAGCTCATGATCTTGGAGTTAAGTCAATGACAATCGAACAACTCGAGGGCCAGCGCCAGTCTACAATCGCTGCCGCAAAAGAAGTCCTCATCAACGGCGGCGACATGGCCGAAGCCAATCGCCTCCACGCATCTGCAAAGTCTCTCTCTGAGCGCATCGACATGCTCAAGGAGTTCGGCTCCGTTCCTGCTCCTGTCGCTTCTGAAGCTGCGCCAAAGCATGAGCCATGGAAGTCCGGCAGTGTTGTCCGGAATCCATTCCCTGGACCAAAGGCTGAGGCCGATTACAAAGCATACGCATTCGGCCAGTGGGTGCGTGGTACGGTCCTCGGCAATGCTTCCGCAGCCAAGTGGTGCAACGAGCATGGCGTCAAGTCGCAGACCGAAGGTGACAACG